AGGGACGAAGTTCCTCGTGCTGAGAGACCGTAAGACCGGCAAATTCATTCGGTTAGCGGAAGCCAAGGCGCGCAAGCTGGCCTCGAAAGACTACGAGCTCGTCGAGGTGTGGGAGCACCTCCCCTCGACCGAAGCCTACGCGTACCTCGTGAATCAGGCCCTCGGAAAGGCCGTGGAGCGCTACGAGCATGACATCCAAGGCACCTTAACGCTCGAAGCGCTCGTCACGGCATCGAAAAGCGAAACCTGATTTCGCAGAATCCTTAGCAAATATGGGGTACGGCCACCGTATGGAGACTACTCATCGAACGGCGAGTGACGGGCTGAGGGCTTTAATGGCCGAACGTGCTGAATGGCTGGAAACTCAGCGCGGTGGACCATCGCATGGCCTCTGCGATGATTGCGGGCAACCCATTCCGGCCCATGAACTCTACGTTCGGTGCAAGCTCTGTCACGGGCTTCAGTGCGTTCGTTGCATCGATGAGCATCCTAAGCTCAGGCATTTAACGAAACCCACGTAAGTGACGCCAGCCGCCAAACGCATCCGCCTCTATCGCCAGCATCCCGAACAGATGGTGCTCGAGCAGTTCGGGGTCACGCCTGATCGCTGGCAGCTTGCCGGGCTGCAAGCCTTCGCCGATCCGAGCAAGCAGCGCATCAGCTTCCAAGCCTGCGCAGGGCCAGGCAAGACCGCGGAGCTCGCGTGGTGCATCTGGAACTTCATGCTCTGCTACGGCGACAAGGGCGAACATCCTAAAGGGGCCGCGGTCTCCATCACCAGCGACAACCTGAACGACAACCTCTGGCCCGAGCTCGCGAAGTGGCAGGGTCGCTCACCGCTCTTTCGGGAAGTCTTCACGTGGAATCGAGAGCGCATCGCGGCCAAGGACCATCCCGAGACGTGGTTCTTCAGCGCTCGTAGCTGGCCCAAGAGCGCGACACCGGAGGAACAGGGCAAGACCCTCTCGGGGTTGCACTCCAAGTTCGTCCTGGCCGTTGTGGACGAGTCTGGGGCCATTCCTGTCACCGTCCTGAGAGCTGCGGAGCAGGCGTTGAGCAACTGCGAGTTCGGGAAGATCCTCCAAGCCGGGAACCCCATCAGCCTTGAGGGGATGCTGTACGAGGCCGCGACGAAGCTCGCCCATCAGTGGACCATCATCCGCATCACCGGAGACCCGGACGACCCTGACCGCTCGCCGCGGATTGACCTCGAGTGGGCGAAGGCGCAGATCGCTACGTATGGGCGAGAGAACCCCTGGGTGATGCCCTACATCCTCGGGAAGTTCCCGCCCTCGAGCCTGAATGCGCTTCTCGGTCCGGAGGAAGTGCGCGAAGCGATGGAACGGACCCTCCCGGCGGATGCATACAGCTGGGCGCAAGCTCGCATCGGCGTGGACGTGGCGCGGTACGGCGACGACCGGACGTGCTTGTTCCCGCGTCAGGGCAAGCGAGCGTTTAAACCGACTGTCATGCGTCATGCGCGCGACTCCGCCGTGTCCACCGACATCGCCACCGCCATCTTGGCGCTTCAGCAAGAACACGGCGCGGAGAGTGTCATCATGGACGCCACCGGCGGATGGGCGGCCGGGGCATCCGACGTGCTGCGCGCCAGTGGGCATCCACCGGTCAACGTGCAGTTCCACAAGCCTGGGCTGGACTTGCGGTACAAGAACCGGCGCGCGGAGTTGTACTTCACCGGGGCCGAGTGGGTGAAGGCGGGCGGGTGGTTGCCGAATGTCCCGGAGCTGATAGGGGAGGCCAGTGCAGCCACGTATACCTTTGTGAACGGGCAGTTTCAGATGGAACCGAAGGACCAAATCAAGATCCGCTTGGGCCGGTCGCCGGATATCTGGGAAGCGTTCCTCTTGACGTTTGGGTTGCCGGAGATGAAGGCGAAGAAGCCGAAAGCGCAATGGCAACGGCAACCGGAGCATTGGACGGGATGAAACTCACGCTTGCGATTCTGACGCTGCTCGTGCTCGCCGGATGCGGTTCATCGCCCGTCAGTCCGTCGCTCGTGCGGACGATTCACGGGGCGTCGATCCTGACTGACAGCGTCTCGTCGAATGCCTGCATTACCAGTTTGCGGGATGTCTCCCGTCACAACCCGAATCAGCTGACCGGGACGATCGCCGGCGCCACACTGACCCTGAGCGACCAGTTCGGCGCGACGTACGTGTGGCAAGGCACGGTGGACGGATCGGTCTACACGCTCAGCACGACGTTCCCAGACCCCTACTCTGGCCCATGCGGGGTCCACGAGCATGTCGTGCGGTCGATGCTCACCTTGGTGCAGGTCGGCAGTCGGTTCACTGGGATACAGGTCAATGAGTACCGACTGATGGAGACTGGGGAAGCGGTGACCGATACCTTGGCATGGGATCTGACGGGCGTGTGAATGCCCAAAGGCAACCATCGCTGCTCGCGGTGCGGGATTCGGCATGTCCAAGAGATCGGGATGTGCCTCCGCTGTAGTCGCGAGTCGGGCCAGTTCGTGTCCGGCCTGCGGGTCAAGATGCGGAAGGCTCACACGGAGACGCTACGACCGGCGCCGATTGTCATCCCGGCACGGACCGTCACGATTCGACATCGAGACTATGACATTGTGTGGGACGGATCCATCCGTCCAGTGGTAGACTCAGCCGGTATATAGCACATGACCAGAGAAGAAGCTCAAGCACGGGTCGACGAGTTGCACGCGGAGTTTCTAGCCACTCGGGCCGAGATCGACCGCTTCAAGCAGTCTCGTGCCCCGATCGCGCCGGAACTTCTACAAAAACTCTCCGCTCTCGCACTCGACGAAGTCGTAGCCGCGCGTGTTCTATTAACCCTCACGAACGACGATGCCGCCCTATAAGCCAGTCGTCAGTAAGTCGCAATCGCGCAAGCTCTTCGCCCTGGCCGAACGCGGTGAAATCGCGATGAGCGAAGCGAAGGGTAAGACGCGTGCAGCGAAAGGCACGAAGCTGCCCGAGCACGTCCGGGGTAACCGCTACCATCCCTCACGAGGCCGATAAATGCCTGACGCTCGACTCCAGCGGACACGAGAAAGCTATCCAGCGCCGCTCGCCGTTGCTCCCATCGCTTTCAGCGACGACTTAGCGACGCGCAGCGCCGCTCTCCACGCGCAGGCGCAAGCGGACTGCCCGCACTACTGGGAAGATACCCAGACCGGTTCCGTGTGCCGCTCATGCTCGCTGGAGCGCTGATGCTGACCCACGCCGACGTGGTCGACGAACTTCAGAACATGAAAACGACCCTACTGGTGTACCTACAAGCCAAGGTCAAAGCCGAGGACTGGCACGGCGTCGCCGATGCCGCGATGGACCTCCGAGAGATCGACGCGAAGTTGTCCGTGCTGCAGACGCTCCCGCGTCATGCCTGATCGCTCACGAGCGGAAGAACTCAAATTCCTCAAGACGGCTCGCGAACGGTTTGAGCAGGCCCAGAAGGCCACGGTCAAACAGCGCCAACGGATCCTCGACGACCTGGCGTTCTATGCCGGCGGGGATCATCAGTGGGATCCCGAAACACTCCGGGCACGGCGGGCACAGCAAGCGACGGCCGATGGGTTGCCGCCCGTCCCCGCTAGACCCTCGATCACCATCAACAAAGTCCGCGAGCCGGTTCATCAAGTCCTGAACGACGAACGCCAGCAGGAGATGGGGATTCAGCTTGTCCCGGCGGATGACTGGGGCGATCTCGCGCCGCCGGTGTCCGATGAAGAGATCGAGCTACGCGAGGGACTGGTCCGGCGCATTCAGCGGGAGAGTGACGCCGCCGATGCGCGGACGTGGGCATTCGCGCGGGCGGCGATTGCGGGTGAAGGCTACTACCGGGTGTTGACGCGCTACGTCTCGGGCAAGTCCTGGGATAAGGAAATCTTCGTCGCGCGCATCTACAACCAAGCCTCCGTGACGCTTGATCCCTCGCACGAACAGCCGGACGGATCGGATTGCGAATGGGAGTTTATCGGGGGTGATGTGCCCTGGGACCGGTACAAACGGGAGTTCCCGAGGAACGCGAAACGCGAGAAGAACGAGAACGCGCACGCCGACGACGACACGTTCCGGGCCTTAGGCGAGGAGTATCCCGGCTGGTTCAGTCAGACCGGCGATACGAAGAGCGCGCGAGTCGTCGAGTACTTCTACACCGACTGGGAAAACCGCACACTGTGCAAGATGGAGGACGGGGCGAGCTACTGGGAAGACGAGTTGCCCGACAATCTGCCTGAAGAGTCGATTCTCGATACCCGCGAGGTGCCGCAGAAAACGATCAAGTGGGCGAAGATCGACGCGACTCAGATTCTGGAGGAGACGGACTGGGAAGGCCCCGACATGCCGATCATCAAGGTGGTCGGGGAAGAGTTGCAGCCGTTCGACAGTGAGAAGCGGGCCGAGGGGATGGTTCGACCCGCACGTGGGGCGCAGGAAGGCTTCAACGCGATGGTCTCCAAGTGGGTGGAGATGGTGGGACTGGCGCCGATTCCGCCGCTTCAGCTAGCCGAGGAGAATATCGGACCGTACGGGCCGTGGTACCAACTCGCCAACACCCGCACGCTGCCATTTCTGCCGCATCTCACCTACGACCAACAGGGACGACCGATTCCTGTGCCGACGCGGACCCCCGTCGATACGCCGATTCAAGCGATCGCGGCGTCAGTGCAGATGTTCGACGAAGCCATCAAAGCCACGACGATGGTGCCGAGCGTCCAGCTCGGTCATGCGACGGATGCGCAGCTCAAAAGCGGGAAAGCGATCGACAGCCTGAAAGAGCAAGGACTCTTAGGGACGTCGCATCTGCTCGACAACCTGCGGCGGAGTATCCGCTATGAGGGGCAGATCGAAAACAATCTGCTGTTTCCCATCTACGG